TACAGAAATAGTATCATACCACTAACCCGTTTTTAAATGTTTCTTTAAATTGTCTTATTATAGTATTCTGTCCAGATATTACTCCCAGATTAAATAGAGCTTTCTCACTGCCAGACATAGTGTTTCCGATATCCTTTGCATTAAAACTCGTTACTCTGGCATTGCTAACGGCAACATATAAATCATATATTGCTTGTTGTTGTTGTGGTTTAAGTCCTTTAAAAAATAGTTCTACATTTGATGTGGTCGGTGATGGTTTTTTATCTTGTGTCATAATTAGGCTCTCCTATATTAGGTTAAAAAAAAAGTTAGCTACATTATATAACTAACTTTTCCTTTCTGTCTACAACAATATTAATATTACATTAATGCACCAATTATTAACAGTAATAATAGTATTATTAAGAATGACCTTATAGTACTTAATAACATGATTTCGCCTTGCGTGTTAGATGTTAAATGTTTACTCATGTGCTATACTGCCAATGACTCTAATGTTGACCATGCCTGACTATCCAAAGCATTACGTACTTGTATTTCTCTTTCTTTCTGGACATTAGCTTTCTGGCTACCTTTCCTGCCCATTGATATTTCTTTCCACTCCCCTTTATCATTTTGAGACTCGTATGTTTCATCAGTGTGAGTACTCCAATGAGTCATAGCATTATATAAAGCCCAGATAGTGTTGCCTAAACTAGCTTGCTCCTGCTGAAAGCGATACATAAGGTAGTCTGATAGCCTAGCATTGATTAGCTTAGGGTCTACATGGTTACTATCCTTAGATAATGCTAAGGTGTCCATAGTTTTGCTTTCTTTTCTACAGATAGAGTTGACCAGAAATTGCACTGCCTGCTCATCTGTTATTTTAGTGTTGCTCCAGAGTTGGAACTTTTCAGATTGATTGGTGAAGACATCAAGAGTGTTAGCAATTTTAGACAAGGCGGAACTAACATTTAACCCTGCGGTATGCTTGCGGTTTTCATGGTAGAACTTCTGACCACCAAACACTAGAGTATTTAAGCAAAGGCTACGGTATGCACCCGTAAAGGTTTGGAATGACCAAGCACCGTCTAATGAATTAAAGATATCAGAACGTAGGCATACTTCATCACCGTCTCTGACCTTCATGGTATGATCCAGAAAGTGTACAGTTCTTCTGGCTTTTGCTCCGTTATCCCATGTTTGATCGGTTACTTGTACAGCGGACTTTCCAATGTCGCTTTCTAGTAGCTTTTTAGTGTGTTGCTTGTACAGATCAATATGCGGAATTGTCTTGTATCTTACAGAGTGGTTGCCAAGAAACATGCCAGTATCAGAACGAATGATTGCTTTCTTTTTAGGGGCAAGCATACTTATTTCTTCTTTATCTGCATTGGTATAGAAATAATGTAGATCAGTTTCCTGTATACCAAAGTCAAACATAGACATGTCATTGAGATTGTCATGTGTATGAGTTTCTGGCAAAGTATGAGTAGAAGTACCCATTGCTGTGTCTACAGCTATTTTTGGTTTATCGGTTGTCATTAAATCGTAAGGCATGTTTTTTCTCCTATTGTGTTAAGTTATTATAAAAAGTGGTTCTCCCACTGTACATATAGTTTCATAGTTATTCTGTACATGCAATAGTTTATTTATTTTTTATTTCTTCTAATACTTTTAATGTCTGTACAGCGGATTTCTCACTGGAGTGCAAAGTAAAAAGTTTGTCCTCCACCACATTTCGTATGGCATAACCATCTTCATGGACTATAATAACATAGGTAGGTTCGGTTGACATTATTTTAGCTGACAATTTATCACTCATAATATCTATTCCACGACTCGTTGACAAAATCGTACAGACTATTCTCGCTGTACTCATCACCTATAGTAAGATCCTTATACTTATCGGTTGACAAAAGGTGGATAGCCTTTGACAAAATCTCAAAGAAATCTCTCCCTTGCTTGACAAATTCCTCTACCTCATGTTGAAAAGCCATTTCCATATCCAGAATATCATTGGTTAGCTTGTTCATGGTGTTCCCCCATTTTTATACGTTTCTTCCATTTATAATTTCTTACTATCTTGCGTACCCAATCTGTATTTGTAGTTCTTCTGTCTACAAACATACCAACAATCGTGTCCATAGATTTGTTATCATCTACTGCTTTGTGAATTTTATTAATTACTTTATATTCTATCATGGTGTTCCTCCTGTACAACCTTATAAGACTCTTTTAAATACCACATTGGCATATCCCTTGACTTCTCCCATTTAGCTATGTCTTTCTTATCGTTGACGTAGTACTGCCTGTATGCCCTAACAGCATTGTTATGTATACGCAAATAGCTACATTTATATTCCTCTGGCATACATTGTGGGTGAGGTGTTGTTAAATAGTTATCAAAACTAAAGTTTCTTGGAGATGGATAAGATATATCCATGATAACTTGCTGACATTTATGTATTTTGTTATACCTCCTAGTGTACTCAAAGCATAACTCCATACCGTGATGCCAAAGCCAATTATAATTATCCATACTATCTCCTGCCCATAGTGTACAGGGGTGGTTTTTGTGTGCTTCTTTATAGGGTACTTTATCTCCTAATCCATACCTATACCATACAGAGCAAAGCATTTGTGCCGTCTCTAGTGGCATCTTGACAACATGCTTATCACATTGCATTTGTGCTGATGTAATAGGGCATTCGTCTAATACAAATATGTTCATTTGTACAGCACTCCCAATTGAGACAGTATATTTAATGCTTGTATACTTAACTCCTGTACTTTATGTACTGTTATCCAATCATTATTATAATCTTCATAGGTATTAGTATCTTCGTTAAAGTTTTCTTCCATGTAATCATCTTCACCTGTATACGTTTCAAGTATCATATCTTTATTCGTAATAGACTTAGCATCTTCATAGTGTGCTATACTATAGTTATTAAACCATGAATACTCAAAATATTCAGAGTCCCCAGATTTTATTTTAAATGTTACAAATAGCATATCAATGTCCTCTCGGTGGTTGTAATTTATCATTCTCTTTTGATACACCAAAGTCTACTGTATATATCCACACAGCACTATCCTCATCAACTTTTGTTACTTTATAAAGTTTCTTCTCTACTATATCTCTAAATTCTACTACAGGGCAAGTGTCAAGCCAATCCATAAATGTTTTCTGTGCATCTTTCATTAGCTATTCTCCTCTTCTTCTATTTCTCTCAGCCAGTCATTAAAGACATTATCTACATGGTTAGGCATATCCTCCGTAAGTGGTACAGACTTAGGATTGTCTGACCACTCTACTAATATTGTGTACCCAACTATGTGCCTATCTGTTGTCGGTATTGTATTTATATCTCTACTCATTGTCATACTCCTCCCCTTCACTATAGGACTGATTGTTTAAATCCTCCTCTTGACCCTTCTTATAAAACGAAGCTTCTGTAGAAGGTGCATCTCCTGTATAGACAGTTCCTTGTTCTTCTTCTGTTTCCCATTTTTCCATTTGTGATAACAATTCTTTGGCAAATTCTTTTCTTCCGTTCAGGTAGTAATCACTAAACAGAGCATCTTCCTGTCCTACAGTGCTAGGATCGGTGTTGTCTACCACTTCCTGTAGATAGTCTTTGACTTTCTGTACTAGCTGATTAGCTAAATCATCTGGATTACCTCTCATCAGGCCTTCCTCTTCTGTTCGGTTATATGTACAGAACCATTCTTTATCTTAACGTCTATTCTTTTTCCCTTACTTAAATAGTGGCCAATTCTTTCGTTCATCTTAATCATATCCTGTTCAGTCTGTACAGCAATGACTTCATGTATTTTAGTTCTTTTCATAGTGTTCTCCTTTTCTACAATAATCCTTTCACAATTATAAAACATTGTCAACCCCTTAGACAAAAAAAAAGAGAGCAATGGGAATTAACTCTCTTTTCTCTTATTTATTATGTACAGGTAACTTATCGGAAAGTAGCTACCTTTCAAGGATATTATTTAATTGACAATCCTTATCTTTCATCAACCCTGTACAAAGTCTTTTTACAAAGAAACTGGTATACTCCTTTCAGTATCCTCCGACAAGGGTGTTTCTCCGTACTCTCCTTCTTCTAGTCGGTAGTGATAGACACCACCTAGCCACTTGCCAATGACATTTCTTCTACCGTAGCTTTGTTTTCGTAAAGACCTTATCCCTGCTGACGTTCCAGTTTCAAGGTAACCGATTGTTTTTGCCACACCTTGTACAGTGTGCCATCTTCTATCAGACATAACATCAAGTATTAGTGGGATCATTCCCTTTCTTCTATGGTAAACTTTTTTTTCCTGTACATCTTCAGTCATCATTATCATTTCCTTCCCAAGCACTGGGGTCATCTGATCTAACTAAATCTTTGTAATAGGCTCGTATAACATCTCCTTTACTTTCTCCGTACTCTATAGTTTGACTTTGGTGCATTAGATTAGACTCTTCCACTACAGTATCATAGGCTTTATCAAGTTTGCTAATATCAGAATAGGTAAGATGGTCTACTCCACTATCTTGTATGTCTGATACAATAGACTTTACTCGGTTGACAAGTTCTAACTGAGCATCTGTAATAATAGGCACTTCTAACTTTTTGTTTTTGGCCATGTCTTCCTCCGCTTTTATTTTTAACTCAGTCTCTAACCAAGTAATGAATTTACCCTCTGACATAATGTTCTCCTTGTCAAGTTATTTATTTTATATCTACCAAAGAGTAGATGTTTCCTGTATTGCCAACAAACCTTTTTATAAGTTTATTGCCACATTTTATCTCTACAAGGGTATTAAGATTTATATTTCGGTAGCCACCACTCGCCATATCAAATACTGTTAAGTACCGAATATGGTCGTTGACATTAATGCCACCCTTGAGGTGTTTCTTAACTCCCAGTTTACAATTCATTTCCCTAACCTCGCCATTCTTTTTGACAAACTTAGCTTTAAATATTTTCTGCCCTACAGTGCGTTTAATTACTGGAGTTACCAGTGCTTCAGTGTATAGTGTCATCTTCGTTCTCCTCCTCCTCCGAGTTAAATTCAATGGCCAATGTCATGTACAGACCAGCTAATGTATTTATTATTACCCCTATCATATCAACCTTAGATATTCCTAGTAACACATATTTATTGTATAATTCAAGTAACTCTTTAATAAACCCTTCAGTTACCTTTATATTAGGTTCTTCCATATATGTTTCCTTATAAGTTTAATTATAAGTAGGCCTTACAAAATTTCCTGTCAAGTACTTTTTTTTATATTGACATAGTTTTTACAAAAAGGTACTAGTAATGGAGAGAAGGAGAATACTATGGTTGGAGAGACTGATGTTGCTACATTTGTTAAGGCACTATCTATACCCACTGATGAAACTTACAGAGGCAGTTGCCCTGTTTGTCATCATCAAAATACTTTCAATGTTACTAATAGTTCTGGCAGGTTGCTGTATAATTGCTACCATGCTGACTGTTCAGTTGGGGGTACTACAAAAACAGGCGATCTTATTCAAACATCGTCTAGGTCAAAAAATCAAACACCTCAGAAGATAGATCTTTCTGTATATAATAAACAGTGGGTAGGACTAGACCGCAGTCAAAGAGTCGTTGACTACCTAAAGTCTGTACAAGCTTACCATGCTTACAAGAATAGATTTGCTGACATTCGCTACGATGTTAAGGAGGACAGGTGTGTCTTTCTTGTATACAAAGACAAGACATTGGTAGATGCGGTTGGTAGATCGCTGACAAATTCTAAACCAAAATGGAAAAGGTACGCATCGTCTCGTGTGCCGTTTGTGACAAAAAACCAAAGTGACAATCTTGTAATTGTAGAGGACTGTGCTTCGGCTTGTGCATTGACATTTGCTAATGTACAGGGAATGGCTCTTATGGGTACAAGTTTGTTGACAGAGTATTTAAAATATATTAAGCATTATAGCCGAGTTACCATTGCACTAGATAAAGATGCTTCAAAAAAGGCAATGAAAATGGTACATGAACTGTCTATCCATGTACAGACAAAGTTAGTGTTACTAGACAGAGACATAAAAAGGTGGAGTACAGAACAAATAAGGGAGAAGTTTAATGTCACTTGAGAAACAAATATTATCAGCATGTTTATCCAATGAGTTTTATAAAGATACTGCGGAGGTTGTATCTAAAGAAATGTTTGCCAATGGTGTGGGGACAATTTTTGACACCATCAGTTTTGCCCAACAGAAGTACGAGAGTGATTTAGATGTCAATACCCTGATACAGCTACACAGGAATAAGTATCCTGCACTGCCAGAGTCATCAAGAGAACCCATAGAAGATGTTATACGAGAGCTTGGTAAGTTCATGCCAAGTAGCAAAATCATACTAAAAGATTTAATCATTGACTTCTGGAAGAAAGATAAGGCTCACAAGATTAGTGATCTATCGGCTGACATTTGGTTAGGCAACAGTGACGACTTTACTTCATTGAGAACTTTGGTTGACACGGCTATAGATAATACACCTGAAGAGGAAGGAAACTATCAAGAAGTGAAAGATGATGTAAAGGATTATGTAGAGGGGTGGGATCAAGGGTTTGAATTTAAGTTTGAGTTACAATCTTTGGCTGACAGAATAAGCGGTGCAGGTAGAGGAAACTTAGGGATTATATTTGCTAGGCCAGAGACAGGAAAGACAACTTTCTGTACATACTTAGTTGCAGAGTACATTAAGCAGGGATTTAAGGTGGCATACTTTGCTAACGAAGAACCCGGAAGGTTAGTCAAAGGTAGAGTATTCTCTGCGTACCTTAAACGATCCATTGATGAGATGAAAACAAACTTAGAAGACTCTATGGATGTATACAAGAAAGAGATAGAACCTAACTTTAAATTGTTAGAGGGTAGAGGCATTACTTTATTAGAGATTGAGAAATTTATTGACATTCATAAACCTGATGTGGTAATGGTGGATCAGCTAGATAAGGTGGCTATCAGTGGTAACTTTGCCAGAACGGATGAAAAGCTAAAAGCTCTGTACGAGGGGGCAAGAACAATGGCTAAGAAACAACAGGTTTTACTCTGGTCAGTATCACAAGCATCTTATGATGCACAAGGTAGACAAGAGGTAGATTTTAGTATGTTGGAAAATAGTAGGACAGGAAAGGCAGCGGAGGCTGACATTATTATAGGTATAGGAAAGAACTATGGTGAGGAAGAGGATTACATACGACATCTTTGTGTATCTAAAAATAAACTTAATGGGTGGCATGGTACAGTAACCTGCTCCATTGACATATACAGAGCGAGGTATGAATTGTGATATTAAAAGCCGATGGGTTTGATGGTGCAATACTAGGTTTAGGTAGAAGGTGTGGACAGCCAGATCTGTTAGTTTACGATGCTGACAAATGTGTAGCCATACTTATGAAAGACGGAATGACAGACGAAGAAGCTATGGAGTATTTTGAATTTAATGTGGTAGGATCATGGATGGGTGAAGGAACACCTATCTTTCTGTACAGAGGATTGGAGGATGAAGAATGATAACCGTTCTTGACATAGAAACAACATATAAAAAAGATGATGCAGGTAAGCTAGACCTTGATCCTTATACAGGAAACATGTTAGTGTCTGTGGGGTACAGTGCTGTAGGTTCTGATATAATAGCTCCCTTTACAGAGAAAAAGATTTATCGCCCTGACAGTGAGGGGTATCTCTGCTTCACTCACACAGAAAAAGAACCGACAGAGAATGGCTTTGCTATACTGCAAAAAGTTCTGGATAATACAGAAGTTTTAGTGGGGCATAACATCAAGTTTGACCTCAAGTGGCTCCTTGCTTGTAACTTTACCTATACAGGGAAACTATACGACACGATGATAGCTGAGTATGTTATACACGGTGGGGATAAAGTTGCTCTGTCTTTGTCTGAGTCAGCTAAGAGATATGATTTAGATGAGAAACGTACCGACTTAACTGCACAGTACATGAAAGATGGTGTATCTTTTGACTACATTCCTTGGGATATTGTAGAGGAGTATGGCAGGGCTGATGTGGAAGTTACAAAACAATTGTACACTGCACAGCAACAGGCAGTAAAAGATGGCCTTGCACCTACTGTAAGTTTAATGAATGAGATGTGTCAGGTTCTTACCGAGATGGAAAACACCGGTATGAAAGTCAGTGTGAAAGCACTCACAGATATTAGAGAACAATATGGTAATGAATACAATGAGTTACATGAGTTTCTTGAGAGAGAAGTTAAACGTACAATGGGAGATACTCCTGTAAATTTAGACAGCCCAGAGGATAGGTCTAAAGTCTTGTACAGCAGAGGTGTAACAGATAAAAAATATTGGGCGAGTACATTCAATTTAGGCTATGAGCAATACGGCAGTACAAAGAGAAAGAAAAGACTGCGTAAACATAGCAAAGATGATTTTATTAAAAAGGTAAGAACTTATACAAAGGTACTACCCCACACCGAGTCCCACCAATGTGGTTCTTGTAGAGGGAGAGGATACTTCAACCCCCTTAAAAAAGATGGCACGGTGGGTAAAGCTAAAAGAATTTGTAAGACTTGCAATGCTGATGGTGTAGTGTTTAAATCTACAGGACAGGTGGGTGGATTCAAACTTGTACCTAGAGATGCTTATGATGTTAGTACACATGGATTTAAAACAGACCGACCAACTTTAGAGAGCCTAGCTATGTCTGCTAACGATGAGCAAAAGAAATTTATCAGTGCCTATATAAAGTACAATGCCATAGGTACTTATCTGAGAACATTTGTGGATGGTATAGAGAGGGGCTTAGATAGTAAAGGATTTATACACCCACACTATATGCAATGTGTTACGGCTACAGGAAGACTATCATCTCGTAATCCAAACTTTCAGAACATGCCAAGAGGTACAACCTTTCCTGTAAGGGCTTGTGTAATATCTCGTTGGGAAGGTGGAAAGATATTGGAGGGAGATTACAGTCAGTTAGAATTTAGAGTGGCAGGGTTTCTTGCACAGGACAAACAGGTATATGCTGATGTGCGAAAAGGTTTTGATGTGCATACCTTTTCTGCTGAGGCTTTAGGAGTTTCTAGGCAAGAAGCAAAAGCACATACATTTAAACCATTATACGGAGGTACTTATGGAACCGAAAAAGAGGTTGCGTACTACGATCTTTTCAAGGCCAGATATCCAGATGTTGCTAAGTGGCACGTCTCTTTACAAGACGAAGCAATTAAGACAAAAAAGATCACCCTTCCTTCTGGTAGGATTTATCATTTTCCTCACGTTCGTAGGAACTTTTACGGTGGTTCTACACATGCTACCGCCATAAAGAATTATCCTGTACAGGGATTTGCTACTGCAGACTTGCTCCCGCTTGCTCTTATAAACTTACGAAAAGTTTTGTTTGACAACGACATGCAGTCTGTAGTATGTAATACAGTACATGATTCAATTGTCCTTGATGTCTTTCCACAAGAGGAAAGTAAGGCGATTGAAATTTTAGCGGAGTCTATGTTGAGTATAAAATCTGAAGCTAAGAAACGATACAATGTTGACTATGACATGCCTGTTGGTATTGAATTGAAAATTGGTAAAGATTGGCTTGATATGGATGAAGTTTTAACAATCTAAACTAAAGGAGAAATTATAATGTCAAACGATGTTGTAACGAATAAAGCAAATGTAGCACCTTCACTGAAAGATATGTCAGTGGCAGAACTTGCTACACTCACCGGTCAAGAAGTAAGTAACAACGAAGGCCAGAGTCTTCCTCGCCTAGCCATAAACCATGCAGAAGAGGACAACGATGGTAAAACTATTCCACGAGGACAGTTTTCTTTAAAACTCCCGGATGGGGTAACTGCCTATGCAAAAGAAGCCCACCTAAGAATATTCTACAGGCTATTTACTTATAGTAGGTGGGATGTAGAGCAGGGTTCTTTTGGTTGCCAAACTATACAGACTACAAGTCTTGGTGCTGACTTCTACGATACAGAAGGTAATATGCGTTGTGGCAGACTCACTAAAGATGAAGCATCTGGCCTTGCTAAGGATAGTCCAGAGATGAATTTACACAAGAGTGTGAAGTGTAACCAGATCCTGTACAACACAGTACAGCTAGTTGATCCTGTAGATGCTGATGGTCATAAGGTAGTGATGCCTGATGAAGTTCCATCTGTTTGGTACATCCGTGGTTCCAGTTTCATACCTGTAAGTGATCACATTAAAATGATTGCTAGACAGAAACAAATCATGTGTACTGTTGTGAACAAAGCAACTACAGCTAGAAGAAAAATGGCTGGCAACTCTTACTATGTTCCTGTAATGGCTACACTTAAAACTGTAGAAATAAAGGATACAGACCAAGAGCTAATGACTAAGTTCTTTGAAACTAAAGAAGCCATCAACAATAAAGTGATGGGACAGTGGAGAGAAGCTAAAGAAAAGAATGCTAAACTTGGAGACTTAAATGACTTCGGTGACGTTCTTTCTGCTACAGGATAGGTTATGTTTAGCCCTATCTTAATGAAAGTACAGGGATTACTAGATCGTGCCACTAAAGAAGGCATTGATCTAGACCCCCAACTTTTAGAAAACTTTAAAAATGACTGTGGGAATGCCCTAGTTAAGCAATTGTCTCGTGGCAAAAGCGATTACTCTTTACGTATGAGTGGCTTGGGCAGACCTATGTGTCAACAGTGGCATGATAAAAATGGATCTCCTAAAGAGGTGCAGTATAATTCCATCATGCGTTTTTTATTTGGAGATATAATAGAGGCTATCTCTATGGTAGTTTTAAAATCTGCTGGAGTAAATATAGAATCCGAACAAGAGAGAGTTAAATTAGATTTAGATGTGTGTGAACTTAATGGTACACTAGATGTTGTCATAGATGGCAAAGTGTGGGATATAAAATCAGCATCCCCCTATGCTTTTTCTAAGAAGTTTGGTGGAGAGTTCGGTGGGTACAATAAAGTAAAAGAAGATGACACCTTTGGATATATCATGCAAGCACACCTGTACAGCAAAGCAAAGAACATGCCTTTTGGTGGGTGGATTGTTGTAGATAAAGCTTCGGGTGAGTGGGCTGTTTGTGAAGCACCAGACCAACAAGAAGAAGACTGTGCAGAGCAGATAGCAAAAGCTAAAAAGACTGCTAAAATAATGTTGGCAGATAAACCGTTGAAGAAAGAATTTAAAGATAAAGAAGAAACTTTCCGTGTACAAAGCGGGCCAAGGAAAGGTGAGATAGTTGCTACAGGAAACAGAGTAATGCACTCCGTGTGTGGTTTCTGTGATTATAGAGCCCAGTGTTGGCCTGACTCACAGTTGCACAAGAAAGTAGGAACACAAGCAACCCAACGACCATTTGTTTGGTATACAAAATTAAAGAAAAGAGAGATTGTGTTGTGATATACTTGTCTACAGAAATAACCATAGGAGATAGTTATGTAAATGAAAGTGTATACTTTGCCTACCAAGAATGTGATAAACTTTTTGGTGGGGATAGTATCATAAAAGAATTACGTAATAGACCTAATGGTATACCCATAAGAATGTCGCAGACATTTGACCTAGACGAGCCTTGGGGTGATGACAGGCTTGAAGAACATATGGAGAAAATAGATTATGATTTAGATATATTAGCTATAAAAGCAAAGAAACGAGATAGTTTAGTAGTTTTACACTGGACAGGAATAGAAGAACACCGTAGCATTCTAAAACAGAGTGCACCTAAAACTTTTACGTATTTTAATGATAAGTTTGAGGAAATAATATTTAAAAACTTGCCGAGGGTATAATGGTACTAAGACATCACGGCTACCGATCAGACTTTGAGTTGTCTATCGCTGTAGCTTTCAATAGAAATAATATAAAATTTAAATATGAATCGGAGAAAATAGATTATGTTAGGCATTCTACTTATAATCCTGACTTTACTATAGATGGTAAAGATTTCCTTATAGAGGCAAAGGGTCTTTTCTCTACAGCAGACAGAGGTAAACACCTGTTGATTAAGAAACAACACCCAGAAATTGATTTAAGATTTTTGTTTATGAGAGCAAGTAATAAACTTTATAAGGGTTCTAAAACTACATATGCTGGGTGGTGTGAACGGTACGGTTTTAAATGGTGCGAAGGATTTTTACCACAAGAGTGGTTGGATGAATAGGGAAGATTTAAAAGGTTACAGAGATAGACTTCCCTCGGGCATGTATGTTATACTGCTTAAACCTGATGGGGAGGATGGGGTTAGCCTTGCTGTAATAGACACACACAATGTTGGCGATAATCATGTAGATCTATCTTATATTCTTTCTAGGGGTGTGTTGTCTCTATTGGCCAATGATATGGATATGATAAAGGAAAGAGGGCAAAGTGTTATATTGGAGGAAATGAGAGACGAAACTAAACTTCCTATAATTGATAGTCTTATGGACAGGACAGAACCTACCGCACGTATACAAAAAGATAATATTGTGTCTATATTTGGAGATGATGATGATCAGCAGTAGTTCAAAAAGAAAGAAAAAAGAATTTAATAGCCACAGTGATATGATTAAGCAATCTGTAAAAGGAAAAGATAGGCAGGTAGGTGGTGACCATTATATAGATTTTAAAATTATGCCCATTGAATACATTTCAAAAAATAAACTTGACTTCCTTGAGGGAAATATTGTAAAGTATATATCTCGTCATAGAAAAAAGAACGGGGCAGAGGACATAAGAAAAGTCATACATTATGCAGAATTAATATTAGAATTAGAATATGGAGAAGATTAGATGGCATCATTACTTGGAGGAAATTATTTACCAACAGAATATCAGTCGTTTATACATATGTCTAGATATTCTCGGTGGTTAGAAAAAGAAGGCAGAAGAGAAGGTTGGAGTGAGACAGTAAATAGGCTTGTTTCATTCTTTCGTCAAAAGGTAGAAGGAGTTGATGAAAAATCTTGGGAGGATGTAGAAGAAGCTATACTATCTCTTCAAGTCATGCCTAGTATGAGAGCACTTATGACTGCTGGTAAAGCTTTAGAGAGAGAGAATATTGCTGGCTATAACTGTTCGTATATACCGATAGATAGTCCAAGAGCTTTTGATGAAGTTTTGTACATCCTTATGAATGGCACTGGAGTAGGGTTCTCTGTAGAGAGACAGTACGTTGATAAGTTGCCTACTGTGCCTGATGTAGAGTTTGAACATACAGAGGATGTGATATCCGTTGTGGATTCTAAAGAAGGTTGGTCTAAAGCTTTTAGAGATTTGGTATCCTACCTTTACACAGGGAGAGTACCTAAAATTAATGTGTCTAAGGTTAGGCCGGCTGGTGCAAGACTTAAAACATTTGGTGGTAGGGCCAGTGGGCCCCAACCCCTTATAAATCTCTTTGACTTTACTATTCTTAAATTTAAAGATGCAAGAGGGAGAAAGCTTTCCTCTATGGAATGTCATGATATTGTCTGTAAGACTGGAGATGTTGTAGTAGTTGGTGGTGTACGTAGGTCAGCCCTTATATCTCTATCTAATCTATCCGACCAACGGATACGTACAGCTAAAACAGGAGATTGGTGGACTACTAATCCAGAGAGAACAATGGCTAATAACTCTGTTGCTTATACAGAGAAGCCTGATGCCGGTATGTTTATGAAAGAGTGGCTGTCCCTCTACGAAAGTAAATCTGGTGAGAGGGGTATCTTTAATAGGACATCTGCTCAAAAGAAAGCTGCTGAGAATGGTAGACGAGATGCTAACTGGGAGTTTGGTACTAATCCTTGTAGTGAAATAATACTACGACCTAATCAGTTCTGTAACTTAACAGAAGTGGTAGTACGTTCTGGGGATACAATGGCCTCCCTTACAAGAAAGGTACAGATTGCAACCTTGCTAGGTACAATACAATCTACTCTTACTGACTTTACTTACTTACGAAAGAGATGGCAGAATAATACAGAGGAAGAGAGATTACTTGGTGTATCTCTTACTGGTATTATGGATAGTACTTTGATGAATGGTAAAGAGGGTGGGTTAGAAAAAAGATTAGAAACTTTAAGGGGTGTTGCTGTAGAGGCCAATAGTTATTGGGCACTCAAGTTTGGTATAAACCAAAGTACAGCCATTACTTGTGTTAAGCCTTCTGGTACGGTTAGTCAGTTAGTAGATAGTGCTAGTGGTATACATGCAAGACACAACCCTTATTACATACGAACAGTACGAGGAGATAACAAAGACCCCCTCACTGAATTTTTGATTAACTCTGGCATACCTAATGAGCCAGAAATTAAAGCTAACGAAGAATCTAAAGATATAACCGTGTTCTCCTTTCCGATGAAAGCACCCATAGGTTCTGTTTGTAGAAACGATATGTCTGCAATAGAACAGCTTGAGTTATGGAAGATTTATGCAAAGCACTGGTGTGAGCATAAGCCTTCTGTTACCATTTCGGTAAAGGAAAATGAATGGGTGCCTGTTGGTGCGTGGTGTTGGGAAAATTTTGAACATCTAAGTGGTGTCTCCTTTCTCCCCTTTTCCGACCACACGTACATACAGGCTCCCTATCAAGATATAACTGAGAAAGAATATAAGAAACTTGTAAAAAAAATGCCCGCAACTTTAGATTGGAAAAAGTTACAGGACTTTGAAAAGGAAGATAATACGAAGGGATCACAGGAATTAGCCTGTACTGCCGGAGTGTGTGAGTTGGTGGATATATAGTGAAGTGTGCTAAACCTATAATAGCTACGGAGGATGCCGGGTTAATTAGGAAAGTTATAGCTTACTACATCAAGTATGCATCACCCCCGAATAAAGAAGTAGAAGAAAAACTTCTAAATCTATTTCACAGACTAGGAAGATTGGAAAAATAAGATGGCTGAAGCAAGCCTGTTTGAACTATCCGTAAAAGTTAACACAGATGGTAAAATAGTAACACAAATCAATTACATAAAAAGAGAAACTCTTACCACCGCCTTAGATACATGGAAAAAGGATTATCCCAATACCCATGTACTGGGAGCAGTGGTAGAATATTTAAAGAATGTCGGGCACACTGTAGAGGAAGACGTAGCTAAACTTTGTAGGTCTTAGTAATTGTAAGAGGTTACTTTACCACCACCTGCTAGTTTTTTCTTTCTCTTCTTTTTCTTTACAGCCCCACCATATACAAAGGGGCCACCCCCCTGACCTAACTGTCTAAGATCATCATCTACAAGCGGGGCAAACTGTTGGGATGCCGTGTAAGCTTTATTTTTATCCTCATCTACACCTCCTAACATACCATAGTTGCGGGCATCTTGTTTTCTAGAAACATTCATAGCAGCTTCTGGTACCATTCCCCTTTGTTGAGGCTTATCATACGGGCTGTACTTTAATGGTTGAGGTCTTTCTGGCTGTGCAGGCATTCCCTGTGGGCTTTCCATATTTGCAAAATCTGGAGCAGCATTAGGGTTTTCACCAAATGGCAGCTCAACAGGAGGTCTACGTTCTTCTGTTCTGTTGGGCACTGTTGGTCCACTTGTTCTTCCGGCCTCTGCTCTGCCTCGTTCTAACATAGGATTGATGGGTGGTCCTCCTTGTATAGTTTCAGAATCTACCATATTATCTACACCAAAATCATTGGTAGAAATAATGTTATCTCCTGCTAACCCCATATTTCTAGGTTCTAGCATGTTTTGTCTTATTGTGTCAAATCTACTAGGACTTAATTTAGCCATCTTTTCTTCAGCAGCCTCTCCTGCCATTCCACTTACAGCATTATAATACCCTGTAACTTTTTCATTAGCTCTTTCTCTTAAAATTTCTTTTTCATCATTGGAAATTGCCTTTTTTCCTTTGAGCACTTTAAGCTCTCGGTTACCACCAATAAAACTTAACAGATCTCGTATGCTACCGTTACCTACTTTTATTTGAGTTACAGGAGAAGACTCTATCCCTCTGTGTGGTGGCATCGGTGTTTTTCTTCTATTTTTTTTAGGAATGGTACCATCTTTATTTAACTTAATACCTTTTCCTGTTTTTCCGCCTCTTGTTGCCATGTTTAACTCCTTACCTTTCTAGGTCCGTTGTTGTACATAATACTTCCCCCGTACTTCATTTTTCGTGTATTGGGGTATTGTTTAACGCCCAAAGGTTCTACGTTAGATAACTCCATTGCATCCACCATTGGTGTAGGCATTTTTACTCGGTCTGTTTCTGTTTTTGTTGCATTTGGTCTGGCAGACATATCTGCCTTTCCCCCTTCAGCCATATATTTATATGTGTGTTTACCCGGCATTTTATTCTCCTTATTTTAAAAAAACAATTTATTTAGTTGTTCTTGAGTTGCTTCATCTTCCATTTTAATATTTTGTAAACTGTCTATTTTAGATGTATCAGAATCAGTAAATTCAAAATTATGTTCCAATTCAAAGTTTATATAATTATCACCCCACAAACTAGATGCACCCCCTGCAGCTTTTAAACCTAAAGCACCTTCCCAGTATGTTTTTAACGAAGTTTCATCCACATTACCTTTGGTAAAAACAGCGTGCATTAAATCTGTTAATCTTTCATCTCTTGCCATAAGCATAAACATGTCAAGGTTTTTACCCCTTAATTCTCTAACATATATTGATCCACCAATCCACCAAGGAGAAACAACTCTTCTTAAATACGACATAGCATTGGACATATGCTGATTAGAAGTATTGGGTGTAGGTAAATCTTGTAGGTTGACCTGAGCTGACATCTTGTTTGACCAAGAAGAATTATCTATACCTAAATCTTTCATAGTGTGCATCTCAGTATTTATGTATATGGACCGTGCTTTTTCCATGTGTTCAGCATTTTTATATAAACCAAATCTTGTATCTAGTAATATACTAGTAATCCTATCCATTTCTCCAATAGCTCTTTCAGTTACAGGCATAGTAACATATTCTTTTCTAATTCTGTTAGTGCCGTCTGGCATCACAGTACCTGTGGTGTAACTTCCATCAGGACTAAGGATTCTTACACTAGTACGATCTTTAAAACCCTTTTCTAAAACACGCCTTATAAAATTATTTGCGTTATTAACCCCCTCTTGGCCTCCTAATTTTTTTGCATATTGTAAATATTGTTCAATATATTTGCCATCTTCAGATGTAAGAAAATCATACGCTTCATAAAATCTAAATGGTCTTTTTGTGCCAGTAGTATTTATGCCTACTTCTTTTGTAAAAGCTTGAAAATCATTTACTTGACCTTTAATTTTAACTTTTTTTGCATCTACAGTACGTACAATTACTTGGTCTGCATTTTTAATTATCCTTTGATATTTTATATATGCAGCTTTTGTGTGTACATCGTTATTTATAACAGTTTTAACAATTGCATCTAAATTACCAGAACTGTTCATTCCACCAAAATTAGTAGTTGCCATTTCATCTGTAATAGTTAACATAGTACCGGTTTTAAGATTTAACTTATCTAGGTGTTCATATGTACCACCTGACATACCAAACAACGACATTTCATCAGAAAAATTTTGAATATTATCTAAAATTCTGGTAAAATCTTTTAGGTCTGCTTTTGGAACTGTTGCTGATGTATAACCAGCCCCTAAAGTCCCCCTTCCTCCCAATATACCGGTGCCTTCTATGGCAATGTTAGAGTAAGTTCCTTCAGCAACTTTAGTTAATATGTTTGTAGTTTTGCTATCAAGATAAAGTCTGTTGTTCATTTTCCAATCTATCAACGCTGAAAGTTTACTAGAAATTTCTGGATCTATAATTCTTCGTGTAGTCCCCTCAGTTCCTGTTGAAAAACTGTCGGTAACCATATCTGTGCCTCTAGCTTTGTTCATAGGTTTAGTTATTATTTCACCGTATCTTTCGTTTAGCATAGATGATGCCCGAGTAGTTTTGCCATCAAAAATCAAATCTACAATAACATCTAACCACTCTTCAGGGGGAGTTTCATACATTTTATTACTTGGGTTATCCATACTTTTTTTAAATCCTCCAACCCTAGAATCTACCCCTGTATACTTAGCTAATGTATTTGCAAACTTTCCAGATTTTGATGTATGAAAATGGTCGCCATAAATTTGTCCGGCACGAAGTATTTTTTGTAACACTTCATTATTTCCACCCGACACTTCTTTCTGTAAAATACTTAAAGTGTTACCGTATGCTTCAAATATAGGATCTCCAGCTTTTCCAAAACTTCTTCTACTTGCTGCTAGAGTTTTATGTATATTAAGAACTCTGTCTGCAGGTATTCTAAATCCTTGTTTAAGAAGTTGGGGTACATACTCATTTAAAAGATCCCTAACAGCTTCACCTTCGTTTGAATTTTGAAGTACAACACGATAGAAGTTTGTAAAATCTTCATAAGTTTTAAGTGCCCCTACTCCTGATGCTTCTATAAGAAGTTGTCTAACATCTCTGAAGTCTTCTGGAGTTGTATTTTTCTTTAAAGTTTGTATTAACTGAGGTTCAACAGCTTCACCAATAATGTTACTTATTTTTGCAGCATCTTTTGGTCTAATTGTAGCTTCACTTTTGTCTACTTTAAAAAACGACTGATCTAAAGTTTCAAAAATAGAACTTAATTTTACAGGTTTATTTTTTAAATCGTTTTTTACTTCTTTATATATTTGGTCTGCGTATTTCTCTACCACCCCAGCACGTTGGTCATCTAATGTTTGAAATTCTGCACCAGCACTTTTATTATTATAACGCTTTGGGTTTTCTCTCAATTGTCCTACAACAGCTGTAAGATTTTTATTGTTTTTTATTCTGGTTTCTTGTATTAATTTAGAAATTTCGTCTTTGTCTGCATATAACATATTTTTAATGCGTATTCTCATGTCCAATATTTGTTCACCATTTAAATTGTTTCCTACACGGTCAAGAGCATGTGGTGAAGTTAAAAATTCTTGTTCTAGAGATAATACAAGATCTAATTCTTTTAATTGTGCATTAGATCTTTTTATCTCAAGATTTCCAGTTTTACTCATTTGAGTTATGTGTGCTTTAATACTGCCGTATGCTTCTCCATCTGGTAAACCTTTAAACAAAGGTTCTAAAGCTCTTAACAATCTCATAGCACTCTCTCTTCTTGCTTCAATATGTTCTGCAGCTCTTATAGCTCTCTTAGGATCTACACTAAATCCTAAATTAGCCGCTTCACCCACAATGTTATCCATTGCTTTTAAACCTACTAAACCTTCTATATCTACCATAGCTAAATTATAATTATTTTTAAATTCCTCCGGTAAATTATTTAAATCTTTTATAAATTGTCTACCATTTTCAATTTCAAATACAAGTTGTTCTGTAGTACCAGATTTAACTGCTTGAGCTCTGGTGGCAATTATAACATTGGCCATATTTATTTTATGTTTTCTACTTATAGTTGTTCCATTTATAACATCCGGAATTTTTTCAGCTATCTGAAACGCAGAAACAGCTGTATCACTGTAGCCTCCTGATCTTCCTCCACTAAACGCAAATTTCATCACATCGTAAAAGGCTTCTGGTCCAGACAGCAGAGCAATTCCAGCTTGTGGCACAGCTTTAAGAGTAGAACTAATAGGTCTTTTTAAAGATAAAGTATTATTCATAATACCTTGCTGTATACCTGTAGTAGAAATAGCGTAAGCTGTAGGTAATCCAAATAGTAAGGCACCAATAACATATGGTATAACAGGTTCTTGAGTATTGGTATAATCTGTAAGTGGCACCCCATAGCCGCCTACAGTCTGGCGTTTTCTCCCACTGAAAAATCCTTGCAAAAATAAACCACCTACGGCTGACGTAGCTGATGTGCCTATGTTTAACCTATCACTAAGTTTCATATTTTTAGCCTGAGCTATTCGGCTTCTATTTAAAAAATTAGTAAGTTCAGGAAGATATTTATTTTTATTGTTATTTAAATAATTTGTTGTAGCTAACGCAAAATAATCTTCTTTAATATATTTATCATGTTCTGCTATTTTATTCCAAGGAAGTTTTCTAGTAGGGTCGTTTTTGTACAATACTTCTGCATCTTTTTGTATTGTTCCCCAAAGTTTTTTTCCTAACGGTGTTCCAAAGTTAAAAACTTTTCCACCTATTCTATCTAAAGATCTCCACGCCCCAATCATACCAATTATTTCTTGTCCGTATTTTACAGAAGAACTCCTCCCTTCTCCTGCAATAATATTTCCAATTTCACCATTTGATAGTATACTTCTACCCAATATTGCATCACTTATTTTTTCAGGTGGAGTTATAACGGCAGTAATAAGTGGTACAGAATAGAATGGGGCTATCTTAGAAGATAAATCTCTTGTTAAATCATAGAATGGTGTCTTAGGAAATGGTATATTTTTTTTTATTTCACCCTTTTTCTTAAAATCAAAAAAACCAACTTCCGCAGTATCTTTTGTAGTTTCATAAAGAAAAGCATGTGAAGAAAACGCATTATCATTATTTTTTCCCACTACTACAGGTTGGTTATTTATTATTTCTATATCAAGATTTGATAACATTCCAATTTTATGTAAACCTATGTAGGCAAGTTCTTTACTTTTTTGTTGAACTGATCCTACTCCTCGTATAGCTAAATCAAAAGCACCGGGAACTATGTCATAACTAAATCCAGCGTAATGTGCCAATGCTTGACCAGCCATAAGGTCTCCCACAGGTACATCGTACTCTGTAGGTGTTCCATTTTTATTTGGTTTGAATTTAAAACTAGAACGGTTTTTATTAAAAATAAACTGCTGGCCCAGCCAAGTGTTTTCAAGAATATATGGTGCACCCGTCATTTCTTTACCATTTTCATCAAGAGCAAACTCTAATTGTCCACCGTCTGTGTGGTCAGATTTATCTTTAAGATAGCTTATTGTATCTATGCCAAAGTTTTTTCTATCTTTAATCCCAGATGCAAACTCGTACATAATATCATCTGTTTGGCCATTGGTTTTATTTTCCATTCTAAATATAAAGCCATTTTGGTCTACTATATTTCTGTCAAATAACATTTCTCCCTGTTCATTTTGTCCTACAGGCAATGAATTAGAGACATCTTCCATAGAAAGCATCTTATTTGCATCCTTTGTGTAGGCAATCCACTTAGGACTTCCTTCTGAAAAATACTCATAAGTAGGCATAGGCACCTGTGTTTCTGAATCTATCTCCATACCCTTAAAACCACGGTAAATTTTACTTCCCCACAACATGCCAGCTGGTGTTCCTTTTAAATCTGGAGGAGCTTCGTTACCCTTACGAGGAATAGGCTTCATTTCTGGGTAGTAATATTGAGGAATGTTTATCTCTTCTGTAGGCACATTCAACGCTTCTCCTAACTTTACTTTATAATTAGAAAACAACTCTTCAAGAGCAACTTTACTTTCTGAGTTTACAAAATATTCTTTTTTATCTTCAGATATACCTACCATTTAATATTCCAATTCATTAGTGTCTGCAAAAATTCTTAGACTGTCTTGATCATCTTTTGTAATTTGATTAGTATCTACAGCCATTTTACTTAAAATAAATGTTAAAGATTTTTTTGTTTGTGGAGTAGCTGCAGAATAAATGCTCATATTAGTAACTTGTCCTGATAATATAAATTGATCACCTGTTAGTTCGGTTGAAGTTTCGGTGTTGTCTACATTTGAAGTAACACTACTTTCAGCTATTTTGCTTGTCCAATCTGTACTATTTGGTAAGCTTCTTCTATTCATAGAATTATTACTATCATTTAACATTGGATAAACATTGGTATAATTTAGAGCAGCCCATTTTTGTTGAATATTACCATTGCCAATTCTATCTGCTCTTCCTATTATGGAGGCCATACCTAAATCAAATTCATCAAGAGCAGCCAATGCTTGATCCCTTGTAGCAAATGGACTAACAGCTAAAGCCCTTGTTACCAACTCTCTATCCCCATCAGAAATAGCTTTACCGCCTTCTCCTTGGAATATAGCTGCAGCGTAGAATACAAGACCACCTCGTAAAAGAGCTAATTTTGAAATCCTAATAGAATCTTGTTTAGTCGTATTACCTTTAAAATCATCAGCATTTAAATATGCATCATTCATATTCATGCCGCTAAATGTTGTTTTTAAACTATCAAGCAAACCTTTAGCTGCATTTAAATTTTTTAATCTTGTTTCTAAATCAGTTTTTTCCTTACCTGTAGCGGTAGCTATTTGAGTATTTAAAGCACTCATTTGACTATCTAACCCCTCCGTTTGTGCGGTTATTTTATTAGTCATAGCCTCGGAATTAAATTGTTTACTCTCTATTCCGCCAGTAAGTATACTAAATATATCACCCCCTGCTGTTTTAGCTTGTTCATAAAGAGATATGGCACCTGTTAAAAATGTGCCACCAAGATCTAGTTTATCTATTAATTCTTTTTGTCTTCTTGTGTTGTCTAATGCTAATTCACCCTGCCGTGCCAACTCTCTGTAACCTTTTATAATAGTTGGAGTAAGGTTAAAGCGTTCTTCTAAAAGTTTACTGCCGTCATTGTATAGAAGATCCCTTGCATATCCCCGATCTACCCCTACACCAACAAAACTTCCGGGAAGATCATGGGGACCTGCAACTGCTGCAAGTGCATCTATTTGATAATACACAGCATCTAGATAATTATAATGATAACCCTCTTGTCTTAATTTATAAAGTTGCGATCCCGGCACTAATTTATCATCTGCAAATTTAAATGCCGCATTTGTTACATAGTTAGCAGCATTTAATAAATCAGGATGTTGAAAAGGGCTGTCATAAACATCTTTAGCTCGCACATCAGCTAACTGACCATTTTTTTTGTATATTTTGTTAAGCATGATTGGCCCAAATTGAGTAAATCCAACAGACTGTATAGGGTGCTCTCGCAGCCAAGCCCTCCCGTTGGCATCTGAAATATTATCTGTTTGATTTAAAGCTTCTTTTTGCGGCAGTGGTGTTGTAAACAGAGCAACTTCAAGACCTACCTGTGAATAGTAGTCGGTAGCTTTTTTTACATCTACAGGATCATAAGCTGTGCCTTTTGATGTATACGACCAGCTGTTAGCTATATTCAATGGAACTTCTTTTGGTGCTACATGAAGAATATTATTATTATCAAAAACTTTACCTTGCTCATTTTCAATATTCCCTACAATTACACCTTTTATCCAAGGGCTGTAATCACTAAATAATTTTTGATAATTCAAAGCTCCTTCTGACATTCCTGTATCTGTTTGTCTCATATCTTTATCTATTAAACTTACTCTACCTTTAATTGCACCTTTAATTCTACCTGCTTGCGAAGGATAATTTTTATTTACATATGCCCATTCAGTATCAGAAAAGTTATTTAGTTGACCAATCCAATTAAAAGCTTTACCAGTAGCATTTGGCCCCTCGGCAGTAGCTTTAATGCCCCACAATTTTGTACGAATACCTAAATCATACTTAAATTCTTGTGTTTGTTCTTTTAAAAAAGCCTCCACGTTTGGGCCACCCATATTAATAGGTAATAATGAACTGGTAAATTCATTAAACATACTGGTACCACCTCGTTTTATAAATTCTAATTTTGAAGCATTACCAAATTCCATGTCTTTTAGTTGTTTTTGCTGGCTAAATTCATAATCCGCAACACTTCTAGCTGCTTGGGCAGTTTCATACTTTTCTTTTCTTCCTGCTAAGTTGGACAACATACCAACTACAAACGGTACAATTGGAGCTACCATATTATATTTCTCCCATAGGTATTGCCGGTTCTTCAACAGGCGGGGTTAGTTGTTCCGGCATCATTTCTTCTTCGCCTCCAGCCATAGGGGGTGGGGCTAAAAATCCTTGGTCTTGGATCTCAGCATCTTGTTGTTGCATATTGGCTTCTTCCTGTAACTGGGCAAATGCTTCTGGATTTCTATCAGCCATGAGAGATAGGACCTGATCATCTGGTATACCATCATCTGTTAACTCGTTTGGATTATTAAATACTTTGTACGGAATATCATGTTCATCGGCATAAGCTATAAAAAAAGCGGTAAGAGGAGGTTTAATAATTTCCGCTACATCAACAGTCCATTTACCTTCCATAAATCCCCCAAAAGATATTGTGTTGACGATACTTTCAACAGGTAACCCCGCAAGCATAAGTTTAGAATACGCAGATTGTGTTTTTTTACTACCTTCAAATTTATCCACTACATATAGTACCGCCTCATCTGGGTCAGTGATATCCGGAGTGCCTTCCCACGTTCTACTGCCCGGCTCATCTGTCAATGACTGCCCCGGAACAGGGCCATCAAACGGGCGTTTTTCTATATCTTTATCTTCGTTTTGAATTTGTTGAAAGCCTGCCATTACTTTTCCTTATGTTATATACTGTTAAAGTGCGGGTTTTGCACTAGATATTCTTGTTCCTGAATATTGATTTCTTACAGAAATGGCACCTAGTTGTGCTTGAGAAGATAAATTTCTACTGTTACCTCCATAGCTTTGTGCCCCTACGCCACTAACTTCATTATCCATTCTTTCCATTATTTTTTGGTCATTTTTAATATTTTGTATTATTCCATAACTTTTAGGCATACCACCTTTTCCTTTTGAAGCACCAAAACCACTTAACGGGCTAGACTTGTATCCTCCCCGTTTTTGTCCTACACTTTGTGGTAAAGGAAGTTTTCCAGCAGGCGTACCAACACCTTTTATTCTTAATTTATTAATATACGCCATTGTCTCTTTAAAGGTATCGCTTGTAATTACCTTTCCACTCCAATGTACGGCTTTTTTTCCAGCCTCATAAGCATCCCCAGCATAGTCTAGAAAACCCCCATCGTATTTTCCCGCAGATCCACCACCACCTGTGCCTCTTGGTGAAGAAAACTTTGGAGGAGTGCCACTTCCTACACTACTAAAATCAAAATCATAAGTTTCTTTACTTGTTATATAGTCATATGCATCACTAACCTGTTCACTAATATACTCTGCTGAGTCATATACGTAATCCCAAAAAGATGTTGTTCCGTTTGCCATGTTTTTTCCTTAATTTATTTAATTATTTAGCTGAAATCATAGTTTTACTTCTGAAATTTTACTTACTATATCAAACATTCCATCTAACGTACTACTTCCTAACTGTGCATACATAGTATTTTTAAATTGAGAATCATACATTGCTTTATCGTACCCCTGTTGTTGAGATATCTCTGCCATACTATGAGCACGATCAGCAGCGTTCTCTACAACTTGTACAAGGTAGGATGCTTCATCTCTGTACCTTTGCCATAGTTGGTCTTGGGCTGTAGCAGAAAGACCCAATAATGACTGGGCGTTAATTCGGTTTACTTCATTTTGTCTTGCGGTGTTTTCTGTGTTAATCTGTCTTCGCCAATTAGCATTTGCTTGATTTATTTGAGCTTGCATATTTGAATTAAATTTATCTCGGCTATCTTCCATTTGTGATTTAAATTTTAATACAGAGTTTTCTTCACTTGCATTAAATTGTCTCATAGCAGATACCCTAGTAGCGTTGGCATTGTCTATCTGTACACCTAGCTCTGAAAAAAACTCCATAGTTTGTTGGTCAGATTTTGCGTTAAATTGTCTAGATGCATTTTCTTGGGATTGATCAGATAATAAAGTTTGTACTTTTGCTTGGGCATTTAATATATTAGTTTTTTGTTTAGAATCTAAATTTGCCATATCTATAGACAAGAAACTTTTTGCGTTGTTTACAGAAGACTGTAATCTAGAATTTAAATTTGCCTTATCCATTGCTGCATATGTCATAGCATTCTGTAAAGTAGTTTGCTGTTCATTATTAAGGTTAGCTAAATCCATAGTAGCATATGTTTTAGCATCTGCAGCAGCAATAGGAACACCAGCCTCGTAAACAGCCTGTGTTATTGCGGCAGCAGCCATAGAAGAAGCACCAAGTCCACGCTTTTGCATAATGGCAGAAGCAGCCCTTACAGGACCAGCAGCCCATGCTGGTAATTCTTCACCTGCCTTAATACTATCAAACAAAGAACCAAGTTGGTATTTAACCGTTGCCTTTTCACTTACTGTGCCTTGTGCAGCTTGTGCTTTTGCTTCAGTTGAAACAGTACCTAATACATCACCTAAAATTGCTTCTTGAGACAAATTTCCTTGGGCCGCAATTGCCTCTGGTGTATTTTGATTTACAAAATAATTACTGTACTGTGCAGCAACTTGAGCATTAGAACTAGGGATTGTTACTCCTGTAGTATCCGCTAAGGCTGTTGTCATAGTTGGGTTAGCACCTAATTTTACATCAGAACCAGATATAATTTCTCCCGGCTGTTCTGTTAAACTGGCTACAGCAGGCTGTTCCCCCGTTTGTAGTGTTGTTTTCTGTGCAGGGGGAGAATTAGCATATGCCAACGATGTTTCAGTGCTGCCCCCTTCTGCAA